TATGTTAAGCAAGATAAGAAGATGATTGTATGATGTATATTGGTACAAGCCTTGGTGGTTGCTTAGTTAGTCTTATGCACAACGAAGTGTCCGAGGATGAGGTTATGTTTATTGTAACAAGAACATTGTGTCCAGATTATGATGCCTTTATGACGGTAGTGGAACAATACTACGCAGAAGGTAATCCCTATCAACGCCGATCAGACCTGAGTAACTTGGGCGAGTATGACTTGACTGATGTAAAAGCATTAGCAACTAGATTATATTACTCAGGTAGGATACATCAACCTAGAGTATTTGATGATGCAGGCCGCAGAGCTGGACATAGTTACCCGTATAATCATCCAGCTAAATTGGGGCAAGGATTGTGGATGCAAGTTGTTCCTACCAATGATAACTCAACACCTGCCGTAGTTGAAGCTTGGGAGAAATACAAGATGTTAGACAATTTAACAAAATGATTGAATTTCAATTAGATCCTATTACTTGGTTTAGTGAAAGAGAATTATATTATACTCCTAAACACTTTGTAGTAACATCACATCCGTGTACATCTGAATCTAAGCAATGGGTACTAGATAAATTGAGTGGCAGATTTAGTATTACATACCCTGTTGTTAGCAATAATATAATTGAACTAGTAACACCTAGTTGTATAGCGTTTGAAGATACACAAGAAGCAGTATTTTATGAACTTAAATGGTCGTAAATGGGCATATGGAAATTTTGTAAAGAACAAATTTCTTATTAAATAACTGTAGCATATTACAAGGAGAACATAATATGAGTTTTACAAGACATGTAGGAAAACACGGTGACAGAAAAGTAGCTGTAGTATTCCGAGAAGTACCGGGCGAGCCTCATATGTGCTTAGTAACATATACGGAAACAATTAACAAAAATATTCATGATTCATTAATTAAATGCATTGAAAGTGATATTGGACAAAATAGTGAGAATTTAGCTGACGCATTAAACCGTAGCTATACACAAGACGGTAGACCAATATTACAAGTTTTACATGTTGAAGGTCAATTAAAGAAGGTCAATACAGAACAGATTGTAATGACCCCTGCACCAAACACACGTATTAAGTTGAATGAACTTAATAAAATTTTAGATGAAATGAAATTAGGTGAAGATGCTGTTAAACGTATGGCTGAATTAGATCAAAGTCGTGGCATGCAAGATCCAGCTGATGTAGCACGTAGAATGCGTGGCCCACAAGGTAAACAACCTCCAGTTGTTGCACCATCAGGTGATGCACTAGGCGACGCCTCATTAGCTAAACAACGTATTGAACAAGCACAAAAAATGGAACGTGAAGCTAAAGGTTTACTAGCCGAAGCACAACGTTTAACTACAGAAGCACAATCATTAGATCCATCATTAGCTCCTAAACCAGCTAAGGCTAAAAAGGCAGCAGTTGTGTCTGAAGTAGCGACACCAGCAAAGAAAAAAACTACAAAAAAAATAACTAATGTCGCCTGATTTTATTGATAAATGGGAACACATCCTTGAAGATGTTGAGAAGAACAAAATACCAGTAGAGTTTATTAAAAAATTAATTATTAAACTAACTGGTAAGAAGCAACAAACTATTAACATTAAACGGTTACTTCAACAAGGTTTGGATCCAGATCAAGTAGAGGATGCTGTTAGTCGTAAATTAAATGAGTTGGAAGATTCTATTGTAAGTGTAGAATTTGTTCTTAACGTACAAAGTATCGCGGATACCGTACAGCCTGAAACTGATAGGCTTTTAGGTAAACTTTAATTACTTCAAAAAGCCCTGATTAGTCGGGGCTTTTCTTATTAACATGATATAATAACTTATGAAACAATACTTAGACTTACTACAAGATATTTTAGACAACGGGGAAATTAAAGATGACAGAACTGGTGTTGGCACCTATAGTGTTTTTGGACGTCATCTTCGCTTTGATTTGCGTAGGGGTTTTCCCGCAGTCACTACTAAGAAACTTGCTTGGAAAGCTTGTGTCGGTGAACTACTTTGGTTTATTGAAGGGTCTAGTTCTGACCGTAGACTGGCAGAGATTACCCATGGTAGTGCAGAAGGAAAGGTTACTATCTGGACACCAAATGCATTATCGCCGTATTGGAAACATAAAGCAAAATTCGAGGGAGACCTCGGTCGTGTATATGGAGTACAATGGCGTCACTGGAACAAGTATCGCACAGAGAAAGACATGGGTGCGGCACACAAAGGTGGTACACGCCTCGCAGTTGACAAGATTGAAGTCGACCAATTGGCAAATCTCATTAAAGGATTAATTGAAGATCCTAATGGGCGCAGACACATTCTTAGTGCCTGGAACGTGAGCGAGTTAGACGAAATGGCATTGCCCCCTTGTCACGTTATGAGTCAATTTTATGTCAACAAAAATAAAGAACTTTCTTGCCATATGTATCAGCGTAGTGTTGATGTTTTTCTGGGCTTACCTTTTAATATTGCTAGTTACGCATTACTTACACATCTATTGGCACATCACTGTGGTCTGAAAGTAGGTGAACTTGTAATTAGTACGGGTGATACACATATCTATAAAGACCACATTGAACAAGTTAAAGAACAATTAACACGTGAACCTTATCCATTGCCTACATTGATGTTAAATGCCACTAAGAATAACATCTTTGAAATGACAATGCAAGATATACATTTAGAGAACTATCAAAGTCATGGCCCTATCAAAGCAACAATGGCAGTCTAAAGACGAATTTACTAGACCCAAATATCAGGTACAAGTATCCGATATCGGGGAAGAATCAGTATCTATTACTCAAGTAGTCCATACTATTAGAATGGGTGATGTTGAAGATCCTGATCTAATGATAGCACAGCCTATATATGAATGGCAACAGACAGAAGAAGGTAAATGGATAATGGAAAACTCTAATCCTACACCCAGTTGGCATCGTAACAATGACTTATACGATTATAGTTATGTATATCATATTAGAGCATATCTAACACACAAACAATTAACATTTTGGAAATTAAAATATGAGTAATATACTAGTTACAGGCGGATTAGGACTTATCGGACACAATGTTGTTCAACGATTACAACGTATGGGGCATCGTGTTGCTATTACCGATATACGAACTAACTACGGCATCATCCCACAAGATGAGATAGACTATCTGATGACAGAACGGTTGAAGAAAATTCAACCCGGCAGTATTCATGCTATTGATATTTCTAGCGAAAGTATTGATTGGTTATTTGGTCGATACAAGTTTGATATTGTAATTCATATGGCTAGCTTTCCAAGACAAAAAGTTGTTAATGCTAACCCAACTATGGGAGCAAAAACAATGATGGAAGGTCTATTGAATTTGTGTGAAGTTAGTAAGAAGCATGAAATAAAGAAATTTGTTTATATCAGTAGTTCAATGGTGTATGGTGATTTTACAGATGATGTAACAGAAGATTATAACTGTAAGCCACAAGGTCAGTATGGCATTATGAAATTGGCAGGAGAACGATTAGTTGAAGATTATAGCCGTCGTGGATGCTTTAGCCACACAATCATTCGTCCCAGTGCTGTGTATGGTGAACTAGATGTTGAGGATCGTGTGATTGCTAAGTTTATGTTAACCGCAATGCGTGGTGGAACACTAAATGTGAATGGTGCAAACGAAACATTAGACTTCACCTATGTTGAAGATGCCGCAGATGGAATTGTTGCGGCCGCATTGAGTGACAATACATTGAACAAGACATATAATATCACTAAAAGTCACAGTCGTACATTGTTAGAAGCCGCACAACTAGCATTAAAGTTGGCAGGTGGCGGGAAATTAGTAGTTAAAGATAAAGATAAAGACTTCCCCAGTCGTGGTGCATTGAACATTGATGCCGCCCGTAAAGACTTTGGATATGATCCTAAAGTAGATGTAGAAGAAGGATTTGAAAGATATTATGAGTGGCTTAGTAATTCCACATTTTGGTCTAAAAAGACAGTACAGTAATTTAAGAGATGAGTTACTAGATGCTACCGACCGTGCCCTTAAAGATGGTAAGTTAGTTGGTGGTCATTACACACGGTCATTTGAAGAATGGCTTAAACACAGAACTAAAACAAAATATGCTATAACTGTACACTCAGGTACACAAGCATTAGAAATTATTGCTCGTTGGAAAAAGATTAAACATAGTGAGACTATGGAGGGCAATCCAAAGATTCGTATTCCCAATCTAACCTATCCAGCTACACTAAATGCCTTTCTATTAGCAGGATGGGATATTGAATTAGCAGATACTGATAACACAGGAGTTATTAAACTTGAAACTGGTCGAGGTGGAATATATGATTGTGTAATGGGATTTGCAGGCTGCAAGCCTTGGCCTAACGCTAGTTATTCAAATGCTTATGGAGTAATAGTTGACGGAGCACAACACTGGTTAGCATGTGAGGGTGATGTGGGTAGTGGTATGTCAATAAGTTTTGATCCTACAAAAAACTTGCCTAGCTCAGGAAACGGTGGTGCTATTGTAACCAATGATGAAAAGTTATATCTATATGCTTCAAGTTATAGAGATAATAACAAACCTTATTTCTATGATGCTGGATCTAATAGTAAAATGAGTGAACAAGATTGTGCCCAAATATTAGTCAGAGCAAATTATATAGATGAGTGGCAACAACGTAGAAGTGATATAGCAAAATATTGGTGTGATAAATTTAAGGATTTACCTATAAATTGTTTGTCAGATACTAAATATCCGCATTCACATCAAAAATTTGTCATGTATCTTGCTGATAGAAATTCACTACATGCTCATTTATTAGCAGACGGAATTGATAGTAAAATACATTATGAGTATGTGTTGGGTGATTTACCAATTGGTAAAGATTTACCTAAACCTGATTTATTAGGTAATAGTGTTTTGTTGTCTAGAGGAGTATTAAGTTTGCCCATGTACCCGGAATTAACTGATATTGAAGTGGACTATATAGTAGATAAAGTAAAAGAATACTGTAAAAATGATCACATTCACCTCGCTAGTTAATTATCCTGTATGGAGAAGTACAATGAATATTTCAGAGATTGATTTATCTACTGAAAGTATAATTGGTCCTAGCAACAGAAATGGTAAATATAAACTTTCAATTACAAATCCTAATACTATACGCCTTGCAGATTATTTAAGATCAATGGAATTTAAGGATACAGTTATACAAACATTGAAAACATACAAAAATATAAGCCGTATGTATCCAGAAAATATTTTAGAAAATCTAAGTGAATACACCACTTTAGGATTTGATTTTTATCGCCAAACTTTAGATACCCATGTACCCCATTTAGATTATAGAACATCTGTGGCACAGGGATTAATTTATTTTGATAAAAAACACACACCTCACCATTCAACTAAAGTTTATCCATTTTATCCATTAAAACAAGTAATAATAGAGGGCAATACTTCTATAGGGAACGGGTTGCTTATGCTAAATACTGAGACAACGTGGCATGAAGGTGGAAATACATCAGCAGATGATAGAAACTTTTTACTGTATACGTTGGAACTAAAAATAGGCAATAAATAACGTTATGTGGATACTATCAATATTACCCGACGCCGCAATACATATAATCTTTGGATTAGGTATTTTGGGCACAATAGCAGGATTCGTCCTAGGATTTATTCCTTTTGTTAAAACATATCAATTTGCTATACAAATTTGTAGCATTATTGTACTTGTATTTAGCGTATATCTTGAGGGCGGGTTAGCCGACTATAAAGAGTGGGAACTTAGAGTCAAAGAAATGGAAGCTAAAGTAGCAAAAGCTGAAGCTGAATCTGCAAATAAGAATACAGAAATACAGGAAAAAGTTGTAGAAAAAACTAAGGTTATCCGTGAAAAGGGTCGTGATATTATCAAGTATGTTGATAGATGGAATACAAAAGAAGTAATTAAAGAAGTAGAAGGACCTGAAAGAATTAGGAGAGAAGAAGTAATCAAGTATATTGAAAACTGTCCTGTACCTAAAGAAATGATAAACATACATAATCAAGCTACTGAGTTGAATAAGGCGGCTACAAAATGAAATATCTATTAATACTTCTATTATTGGCCGGTTGCTCAACCACTGTTCCTGTTAAACAAAAGTTCCCTAATGCTACCCCTGAATTAATGAAAAAATGTGAAAATCTTAAAAAAATTGAGGGTGATAAAGTAGCTATTACAGAAATGCTTAAAGTCATTGTACATAACTATTCACTATACTACGAATGTTCAACTAAAGTAGATGGATGGCAAGATTGGTATAACGAACAGAAAAAGATATTTGACAACGTAAAATAATAGCATATTATGAAGTATTTGATATTATGTGTATTGCTAACTGGTTGTGCAACAAACAAAGACTTTGAGTTATACTTGGAAGCACAGAAATCCATAAGTAGAGATGCTACAATGAGTGAAGCGGCACGAATAAGTGTATTGATTGACATGACAAAAAGTTCTGACAATCAAGTGAAAATGGAAGCAATACGTGCCCTACAAGAGATACAGCGTAGTAAAACCCCTATAGTTATTGAAGCCCCAAAGAAGAATTGGTTCGGCTTTTGATAAATACTCTATAGGTCTAGGATTTTACATGACACAAGAATTTATTAATACAAACGACTCGGCAAATAATGCCAACGTAGATCCATTAAGTACGGCTTTTGCTAATGTAGCTAATAATGTTTTTTCTTTCCCTTCTACTGATTCAAACGCTCCTGCGGTAGTTGAAGTAATCAATCCCACAAGCCAAGCTACTAATACTAGTAATACTAATAATCTAAACATTGGTAATGTGTATATTACTAATAGATTTGACAGTAGGGCAAATAACCCAGTACTTATTAGACAAAAACAGAGAGTCACTCCACCAGTAACACTTACCGCAATAGAAACAACTGATTCTACTCCGGCCCTTACTGTCAATTCAACTATTTACGGTAGCCAAGAATATATTAATATTGGCGAAACGCCTAATGATGGTAACGGTGATCCGTTAAGGGTTGCATTTGGTAAAATTAATAACAATTTTTCAAATTTATTTTTTACTACTACAACTACCAGTACAGCGTATACGTCCGGAAATGCACAGAGTCAAGTTATATTAGAAATTCCTATAACACAGTTTTATCAAGGTGAATTTCAAATTCGTTCAAGTGATTCAGGTACACCGGACATGCAAAACATCACACTTAGTGCAAGTATTACCAATAATCTTGCTGGCGTAAGATTTAGTGGACATTCTACATTATTTCAAGGTAATGCTATTTGTAGATATGATATGGATGTATCAGCCGGAAATGTTAGAATTTTAATAAATCCTTTACTAGATATAGGAATTGAACATTTTATATCAGCATTTGTAACTTATCCTGATCAAGTAGTAGTATCGGGTATTGAGATTGCATTAGACGGTTACGCTAATGGTTATCTAATGGGAACCGAAGACGGATTAATATTAACAACAGAATCAGCATGAGAGCAAAAGAATTTATAACCGAACAAAGCAATCTACCCGATAGAATTACTAAGCCAATGCCCTCTACATGGGTAATACCAGAATTACAAAACCAAAATGCATATTTACAATATAGATTTTCTGTCGCACTTGCTGGAGCAAAAGCAGCACGTAACGGGGACATACCTAGAATGGATAAAGATTCTGTTTGGGGAGAAAATCAACTAGTGTCCGGATATATGAATCCAGATGTAGCAGATGATATTGATTTTGCTTTGGGTGAAATGGGTCTTGGGGGTAAAGTTTTAGTTACGTCCGAACATAGTGAAGAAACACCAGACACAGGTATAGATAGCCCATTAAAAGGCTTTAAGGGATATAAAAGAAAATGAGAGCAAATGAATTTGTATCCGAATCTAAAATCGGTAAACTGGGAAATAGAAAACAAATGTCAACTATAGGTTTACATAAGTTCCGTGATGAAAATTGTGCTGACCGTACATATGAATTGAATAGAATCATGATGGCAGCAGCCGCTACTGATGGTACTTTTGTACCAGACATTGACGGCGAGAGCTGGGCCGGAAGATACAATATTGCTGTACCTTACACACAAGAA